GAACGGCAACGATTGGAACTGCCAGCATTGGAACTGCAACAATTTCAACTGCAACAATTCCGCTTCAGCTTGGTGCGATTACGTTTGGGTCGAACATTACCGCATCAACCGGAACGGCCACGATTGGCACATTGTTTTCCTCAGGACCGGCAACTTTCGGAACAAGCATCACCGCCTCAACTGGAACAGCCACGATTGGTACTATTGTTGCAACATCCGAGACTGTAACAAATTCAACTATTTCAAACAGGATCACGGCTGGAACAGTAAGGGTTGGAGCGGCAGGTCCAAGTATTACGTCCATGTCTTATGGAACTGCTTTATTCCCATCAACGATTGTTGGTCCATACAATGCTTCTGGAACATCAACTGGAACATTTGGTGTAACCGGAGCGCAACTTGGAGACTTTGTTTGCGGTAGCATCAATTCAATAGGATCTGCAACCGGTGCCGCAGGATTTTACGCTGTTCCTACATTTTATGTAATTTCAAATGATGTTGTAAAATATGCAATTTCAGGTCCGGCATCAACCGGAACCATTGGAACCGGCATTGTAAGCGCAACAGCCTGGAGGATGACTGCTTAATATGGCCATTAAATTCAATCGCTCGCAGACTTTTGCAACCAACGGGACGGTCACAGCCGCAGCGTTGCACAATCTTATTGATGGAACCGACATCTACCAGGCGTTGATTACAGATCAGCCAAGCCTATCAAATGTTGCAACCGATGATAGCATTCTTATTGCCGACGCAAGCCTTACTGCTGGTGACGCACCAAGGCAGACAACTGTATCCAATTTGTTTGATGATGCTCTGACCGCTGGAACATATACAAACATGAATCTTACCGGTGCCTTGACATATGGAACCGCCACCGGAAACCGAACGGTGTCCACCAGCGCCACGATCACGACTGGAACCATTCGCAACCTTACCGCCGGTACGACCACCTCCACGGCGGCTACAATCACAACCGGAACAATCCCAACTCTGACTGCTGGCACCACGACTTCAACTGCGGCAAACATCACCAACGGCACGATCCAGACCCTTACATCCAGCACGGCGACGATTACTGGAGGAACTTTCAGTGGTTCGGTCAACAGCACTTCCGGCACGATTGGAACACTAAACACCACGACAGGAACCATATCCAATCTTTCCACAACCCTAGCCGGTGACTTTACAATCAGCCAAGGAACCGGAACCATCGGAACCGGAACCATCACCGCTGCCAAGCTGGCCAACCCACAATACACAGGCTTCCGAAACCGCATCATCAACGGAGATATGCGGATTGACCAGAGAAATGCTGGGGCTAGCACTACGTTATCTGTTGGAAATACTTATAGTGTCGATAGGTGGTTAATCGGAGTATCTGGTGCATCAGTTACAGGGCAAAGAGTTTCTGGGAGTGGATCGTTTAAGAATGCACTTAGAATTACTGGTGGTGCATCCAATACAGGTGTATTTATTTCTCAAAGAATAGAAGCACAAAATAGTTACGACCTAATATCCTCAAGTGTTGCAGTAAAATGCAGGCTTTCAGCAAGTGCGATTACATCGGTTACTTGGACTGCCTATTACGCTAACTCAGAAGATACATTCTCTTCTGTAACACAAATTGCCACAGGAACAATTTCTGGAATATCTTCAACTGCTGGAGATTATACATTTACATTTAATGCTGGTGCAAACGCTGGAAATGGATTGCAAATTACCTTTACGCTAGGCACAATGACATCTGGAACATTTGACATCACAGGAGTCCAACTCGAAGCAGGCTCAACCGCAACCGACTTCGAGCGTAGGCCGTATGGGACTGAGTTGGCGTTGTGTCAGAGGTATTATCAAGTTGGAGGGAATGGTGCTTCTGGGAATAGTTCCAATATGGCTGCTACAAGCTGGACATGTGAGGCTGGACTAACATTTCCAGTTGAAATGAGAGCAACTCCAAACGGTTCGCTAACGACTCAATCTATTATAGTGTATGTTGGTGGTGGATATGGCTCGACATCATCAACATGCACTCTAACGTCACAGACATATAATACCAGAGGTGCAGTATTTCAGCTTACCGCAAATTGGGGGGCAAATACCACATACGATCAACGAGGTGCAAGAATCAGAACAAACTGCATTGCATTTGATGCTGAACTATAATGAGAACTTATAAAATAATTAAGGACAGACAAAGCAACGAAGTATACCCATTTGTTGAAAGGGATGATCTGGTGCAGATCCCCTTCGATCCAGCCAACACCGACTACCAAGCCTATCTGAAATGGCTGGCCGAGGGGAACGAGCCGCTTCCTGCGGATGAGCCGAGCGAGGGTTAAGTGACCCTCTCTGAAATCGCCCAATACGCAGGTGAGAAGGTCGGAAAGACCGACTCCGATACATTGGTTTTCCTCCAGAAAGCCGCAAGCTTGGCTTACCGCCGGGTCTGGAACTTTGCTCCCTGGCGCGAGACTGTCACCAGTTCCACCTATTCGGTTGGAACCAACCGCACCATTACGCTTGGCTCAAACGTGGAAACACCGCTTTCGGTTTCCTACGACAAGTCAGAAGTTGACCCTATTGATCTGGCAACCATTGTCAGCCAGGATGCTGATCTGCTTGAGGAGACAAGAACCGGAACTCCAGTGCTTTATCACTTTACTGGTCGCAACACAAGCGGGATTGCACAACTTGATCTTTATCCTAGGCTTGCCACGGCTGGGACGGAAACCTTGCGTGTTGTGGAGAAGCTGAAATGTTTGACCCGCACAAACATTGTTGTTGACTTCCCTCCGGCAACGACTGCCCTTGATGACGAACTTCGACTGCCCCACGTCCACCAGGTCGTGCTTGCGCTCACCCATGCCGATGCGCTGGAGAGGGAACGGCAATATGCCAAGGCGCAGGCTGTGGTGCAGACGGCCAATTCCGATCTTGCGGCTATGGCCAATTACGAACTCAGCCAAGTTGGCGGCGTTAAGCAGATCACGCCGGTCAGCCTTGGCGATCTATTGACCGAAGAAATCACGGCTGCTTAACGTGGGCTATTACAGCGACAATCTTGATGATTTGTTAGCCTTTGACGGTATCCGCAGTTTTGCGGGTGGTCAGGCCAGCGGCCTGCAATCCGACCTGTTGGCGGAGAACCAGGTTCGTGAATTGTCGAATATGACACTATCCCCAAGGGGTAGTCTTGAAACTAGGCGCGGTGTTTTAAGCTTCAGCACAGGTGCAACCAGCGAGGAAGGCTCGATTGGCGGTATGAGGTATTATGATACAGCCGCATCCGAAAGGCTTGTCACCGTGGCTCAAGGCCGTGTATACACAATCGACTCCACTGGATCTGCCGAGATTCATCCTGCCGATGAAACATGGTCGCAGGTAAACAGGACATGGGGGTCTGAGGCGCAACAATGGGCTGACGGGTTTTCTTCTGCAATAGACTCACCGGTAAAGATGGCGCAGTTCAATGACAAGATGTACATGGCTGACGGTGATGGTGATCTTTATTATTATGATGGAACTATTGTAACAAGGCAGGCCGGCAAGGTCAGGGCAATCACGGTTACAACCGCAGGATCAGGATACACCAGCGCAACTGCAATCATCACAGGACCGCAATGGGGCGGTACCTATCCGCAGTTAACCACAACCGTTGCCGGAGGCGCAGTAACAGGAATCACAGTGGTTGATGGTGGTTCTGGATATAGTGTTGCACCAACCGTTACAATCATTGGCAATGGATCTGGTGCAACCGCCACGGCAACCGTAAGCCCACCACCAAGCAATCTTAGGCTTTTAATCAATACTGGTAACAGGCTGTTTGGTGTCGGATCTGGTGCGGAAAGAAACACGCTTTACGCATCCGATATTCTGGATGCGTCCGTATGGGATTCGCAGAACAGCGCGGTTATCAATGGGGATGATGGCGATGAGATTGTGGCCATTGTTCCCTATTACCAAAACCGAATCATTGTATTCAAGAAACGCCGGATATTCCAAGTAACCATACCGGCAGACATGACAACGGCTGCGGACTGGACGATTGAGCTTATTTCAAACAATGTGGGGTGCGTGGCAGAGGCCACGGCGGTCCAGGTCAACTCGGACATATTCTTCCTCTCCGATGACGGTATCAGGTCGCTGATCCGCTCTGCGGCTGACGATTTTACCTCGGTTGGTTTGCCAATTTCAGAGGTTGTAAAGGATGTCATCCAATCCATCAACACGGCTGCGATTGGCGTGTGCACAGCCCACTTCTACGACAACAGGTATTTCCTTGCATTCCCAAGCGAAGCCAATGACGTAAACGATACCATCCTTGTCTATAACACCGTATTGCAGGCTTTTGAGGGAACCTGGACTCCGAATGTTATGCAGTTTGCGTTGACCAATTTTGAGGATGAAGGCGTAAGGTTAATGCTGAAAACCACCACTGGGCAGATAAACAAGTATAGTGGGTACAAGAGTCCAGCACAGGTCACAACCGCAGACTACCAGGATGCCGGCGTGGATTATGAGTCCTATGTCCGCACCAAGGACTTTAACTTTGGCGATCCTTTTTCAGCCAAGTACGGAAGCCATTTCGAGGTTATCTTTGACGACTCATTCTCAACCGATGCGTCTGTATCAATCCAGCGTGATATTGATGTTGGCGATATTGACGTTCAGCCAAACCTGAATATATCCAGCGCGGCCTTAACGCTCGATTTCACTCTTCCAGCAGTACTGCCAACCTCGGTCAAGAAAAGGCTTGCCAGCGACCTTCGGGTGTATGAGAAATGGCGATTGCTCAACATCAAGATCACCAGCGCGGCAAACAAGATGGCTGTCCGCCAGATTACTGCTGCGGCAAATCCCGACACCATTGAGGTGCAAAAGAGCCTATGACACCAATGGAATACATAGAGTTATCTGGCGTTCCGGAGTCGAAATGGCCTACATTTAAGGAATGGTTTGCATGGCATGAGAGACGGGATTTGGTTGGAGTTGCCAAGGATGGCGACAGGATAGCCGGAGTAGCCATTGCCAGGTGTGTAAATGATTCGCAAAATGTTAATCATTATGAACATACTGAGGATGGTGATAGTATCTTTGTGGATTTGACAGTGACAAACACAGATGGTATAAGTAACGCCTTGAGTCGCAAGGCTCTAAAATGCCTGCTGTCGATCCTGTGGGATCGTTTTGGTCCGCGCAGGAGGATCACATTCAAACGCTCTGGC